ACATTTGTATCCATAATAATAGATTGTGTATCAAAGAATGATTTAGTATTACCAAGTATTTGCATAACAATCAATGTTTTCATTTGAGCTGCATCATCATATCTAGCTTTGTCATCAATTTTTTTTACTATCTTTGTTGCAGCTTTTTCTTTTGCTGTAGGCTCTTTCTTTGGCTCTTCTTTAGGATCTTCTTTTTTTTCTTCAACCTCTTCTACTTCCTTTACTTCTTCAACCTCTTCTGGTTGTTCTACTTCCTCTACTTCTTCTTTAGGTTCGTCAATTTCTTCTGCAATAGGCTCCTCTTTTGTCTCCTCCATTGGTGGAGGTGTATCTTCTGTCTCTATCTCAACAGGTTCTGGTTCGTTGTCCATGGGTGGTGCTTCATCCATTTCAGGTGGAGGAGGTAAATCTTCCATGGGAGGTGGTATCTCCTCAACAGAGGCTACCATGTCAGGTGGTGGTAAATCTAACTCCATCTCCATCTCAATCTCTAAGGTAACTGTTTCTACATTCACAGGCATTTCTACTACAACAAGCTCTGGCATAGGTGCTAAGTTCATGGGTGGAGGTGGTGCAAAGTCCATCTCAAAGTCCATCTCAAACTGTATTTCTGCCTCGACAGTCTCATAAGATATTTCTTCCATTTCTGGTTCTATGGGTACAAACTCAATAAAATCATTTTCAACAATGATGTCATTGTATTCAAAGACTTCTTCTACAAACTCTAATTCTACAGGATCAAAAAGATTAAGATAATATATTTCCTCTAAAGTAGTTATATGTTGAGTAATAACGGTATTAATTACATTGTAGAATACATTAACGGATACATCATCAAATAAAGGTCCTATGGCAAGATTTATATCTCGCCCACCTACTTCAACAGTTATACTACTTAAAGAACCACTAAAATCAAAACCTCCTGTATACGACTGATAACCTGATGCAATGCCAGACTCAGATAAGACATCTGTGCCTGAAAAAACTGTGTTAAGTCCATCACGACCTGTAATATGCATATATATTCTGTCTTGAGCGTCACGTTTTTCTACTTCAATTGAGTATTTTACCTCACCACCTCTATCTATTTGTAGATCAGATATATCAATATTATTAATTATAAAAGTGGTGCCCATACCTGAAACACCCATTGTTGATGTGCTATTGCCAGATCCAGTAATCTGTGCACATCTATCTGATCCTAGTTCACCACAGGTATTGCCTGTTGGCATTGAAGCAGGACCTTGACCACCCCAGTCAATATTCATGTTACCATCATCACTTGACCCCACATATCCGTTAGAGCTATTTAATATGTCAGCTGAGCTTTCATTTGTAACAGTTTGTGTGGTGGTTGTAGTTGTCGTTGTAGTGGTTGTAACTATTTCTGTGCCTAAGTCTTCTTCAGTTACATCTACTTGTATGTCTTCTGTAATGGTAACCCCAGGAGTACAAAGACCCTCTGTGTCAGGCAAACAAACGTCTGCTTTAGAATAAAAGGAGACCAGTAGTAATAAGGAACAAAGTCTTATAAAGCGTAATATGTCCTGCATCGCTTACTCCTTCTTTAATAGGTTTACTGGCTTGTACATATTCAGGTTTGTATTTACTTCCGTCAGGAATTTGATCGGGGTTCTCAGTCCAGTAAGTTTCTGCCTCGGCTCCAATGGCTCCACGTGCAGGGCACGGGGTTCCAGCATCAGTCATTGCATCCCAGACTCTTGGATCTTGACAAAGCACGGACACAGCAGCTACTTTCATACCGAAACCATATAAACTTCTTGATAATTTAAGTTTTTGACACAGCTCATCGTCTATGACGACACCTGTCGCTAATCCTACAATATTATTTTGCACACTAGCGCCAACACCAACCTTACATATATCACTGTTAGAATTTATTATAGAGGGTGCATTTGCGGTAGGTGGGGTATTGTTAACCACGGTACTCGACACGGTATTTGTCTCACCCCAGGCCTTACCCGCAAACAACAAAAATATTATTAGAATGTATTTCATTTACCTGCATATACATTCGCCATTACAATGTTCACAACATGTACACATGATATCCTCCTAACCTAAACTTGCCATAATATCTGACATACGCTTTGCCCTATTCGGTGTCTGTTTTGCCCAACGTGAGTCAAGCATCTCAGCCGCTGCTGTCTTATAATTTGGTGTTTTATGGTCTTTTAATGCTGACCACATGTTACGAAACTTACTGACACCTGTTTTTCCAAGCTGAAAAACCATCTCAACCAATAATTCCTTACAGTGATCGTGGACCGTGTACTCACCAAGTAACTCTTCAGCACCTGATATAGCATTTTCTAAATCTTTTTCTAATATCTCCATTAAGAATGACTCTTCATATTCTTTGTCATCTTCCCAAAAATCTTCTACACAGAGGTGGCCTACGCCCACAGTTCTCTTTCCCAATGTGTCAAGATACACCTTGTTACGGTAACCTTCATTAGAACGCACAGACGCTAAAAGTCTTTCCATATCCATTTCTAAAACTCCTTATAATTCTTAATTAAAAACTCTTCCATCCAACTCATTTTATCATCTATAGCAACTATTTGTGTTTTTATGACAGCAATGTCTTGTTGCATTTGTGCTACAGCATCTGCTTTTTTTTCAATTGCATTAAGTCTTTCTGACCACATACCCCATGTAACACCAAAACTTAAAACAATACCTGCTAACCAAATAGCATCTTTACTGTTAAAACTAAACATTATACTCCCACTCTTCTTTATCAGAAGGATCCTTGAACATTAATTCATTGGCCTGCATCATATCATTCATACCACCTTGTTTCAAACCTATAATACCACCGTCTGCTACATTGTACATAGTAGGATCTTGAGTTGAAGTTGATCTTCTAATCATATTTTCATCTCCTTCTTTACCTTTTAAAATTGTCATTGGTAATTCAACCCTACCTCTATCAGGGGTATCAAAAGACATATTTGGTAATTGCATTGATTCCATATCTCTGCCTTCAAGATAATCTATTGGTTTTGCCATAGAATTAGCTATCATTGCGGCCTCTCTAGTTATTAAATCTTTGAAAGGGTCTGTTAGTTGATCATAAGATGTGTTAGGAGGTATGATACCAGCTGCTACAAAGTTATTTAAGGCTTCTTCTATAAATTGATTTGCAGATCCTGTAGTTATATCTGATTTTCTTAATGCTTCCATAAGTAAGGATAAACCAGAGTCTCCTAGTCTACCAAAAAAACCTAGATCTTCTCGTAACGCAGGTCCTATGTCAGGATTATTTGCTCTAAATATTTCACTTCTTGACTGATCACGTAATCTGCTCATAATCCCTTCTTTTTCCATATCAGCCATAGCTTTTGCTCTATCGTCTATTTCTGACATAATCATACGTGAACCCTCTTGCTCACTTTTGGTAGGTGTTACTAGATCTTGTATTTCTTTTCTATTAGCAAATAATTCATCTAATTCTTTTTTGACTTCTTGACTAGCTACACCACCAGGTGCATTAGGTAATGCACCACCTTGTTGTAGTTGTATAATGCCACCATCTTTAGCAGTCACGTATTGTAGATACTCATCGTATGTACCTGATCTGTATCTACCAAGATTAGGATCAAAGAATGTGTAAAAGTTTTGTGGAGGTGGTGTGTAATCAGGATCTGTCCCGGGGTCCGTGGTATCATCATCGTCATCCTCACCTGGTTGAGTACCTGATATTGGATTAGGATCACCTCTACCATCTCTATTAGCTCTAGCCTGTTTGACAGTTTCTGCTCTAAATTCATCTAATTGATACTTTTGCATCTCAGGTGTAGACATTATTTGATTATATAAATTACGATCATTAGCTACAGTTGCAGCAAAATTATCTAAATCTTCACCAGTAAGTCCCAATACATCTCTTGCATATACAAGACCTCTAAGACCTCTGGGGCTACCTCCAGCTATTGCATCTAAACCTCTAAGACCTATATTTGCTACAGGTGATAATGCCATTAAACCAGTAATTGGATCTCTATCATATTTAGTCATGCCAGGTTCAAATATTTCACTTGATCTTTGTTGTAAAAAGTCAGGCGACTCATAAAAATCTTTAATGGTGCCTCTATCTCTTAAAATACCATCTAAGCCAGCATAATCCGTTAAAATATTACCTCCCTTACCACCTATTCTAGTACCAAGACCTTGATCTATTCCTGTTCTTAATTTAGCAATATCGGTGTCACTAAGACCATACTTAGCCATAAAGGCTTTTGTCTTTGTACCACCAGTAAATAATCCTGCTTTGTATGCATCTTTTAAATCATCAATAAAATCTTTTGTGGTTCTATTTGCTACACCTACATTAAGGTCAGCTTTGTCTTCTGCTTTTTTTTGATTTGAGGGTTCTAAACCAACGTTTAATTCAGCTTTGTCTTCTGCTTTTTTTTGAGCAAACTCTGCTTTATTTTTTGCTAATAATCTATCAAACTCTTTTTTTTGATTTTCAGGTCTGTCTTTAAAAGGAGTTTTATTTTCTCCTCTCTGTTTCGCTGTAGTTTTTTTACCTGATTTTAATTTAGTTGTAGTAGCTTTTTTTTCTTGTTTATCTCTTGTAAAACGCATGCTACCTCTTCTTGATCTACCCTGACTCATTATGGTTTCCTCCTTCCTGCAAAATACATGATACCTTGCTTGTTTATACTACCACCTCGTTTCGCCGTTGCAATAGCTTCATATAAATCACCACCAGCTAGTGCTGCACGTTTAGCGTCAGACATTGCGCCACCAACAGGTCTAAAAGGATTTGATATTGTGTTAGCTGCAAATTTTGGTGCAGGCTTTGTAATAAATTCATTGGACATATTATTTGATTGCATGTTTTTTTGAAACTCATCTCTTTCTTGCTCTGCAGGTCCTGTTTCGGGTGGATTTACTTGTGGGAATGTGGGTTCAAAAGTCTTATTTGGTTGTGTTGATTGTGGAAATTCATTTTCAAACATATATTGTAATACTGCATCTGTATCATCAAAATCTAAACCTTGTACTTTTTCATTATCAGGATCGTCTCCTAATAATAATCTAGCTAATTTTGCTATGTTAGCTCTTCTAACTTTCATTGCCATTGTATCATCTACGGCAGTAACTAATTGTTTTAAATATGTAGGACTGGACAAAATCTTACCTTGGTGTTTTGCTAATAAAGCAATACCAAGTCCTGTAATAGGACTCATACCCGCACCAGTTGCTAAGAATGCACCAGAAATACCTGCAAAACCCGCAAGTCCTGCTCTTCTAGCAACAAACTGTGAGGTCTCAGGTATTTTCATATTGTAGCCAATCTCTGCTATACGTAACAGTCTGTTCATATTTTCTACTGCAGCTCTAGCGCCTTCTTCACCTAACAGTTTACCAGTTGCTGGATCAATCGTATGCGTGTAAATAGCTTGTAAAAAATCTTGACCTTGTGCTGTGTCTAATTTTAACAAATTTCTAAATTTTTGTGGGTTAAAGATATTAACTGACATAATATCTTTTGGTGAAAACTGTTGATAGAACTCGTCTGGTCGTCCAGTTCTAACTGATGTATCAGCTTTACCAGGTTCTACTGCACCAGTTTTTTTATTGTATGCTACTAAATCACTAGATCTTTCCCATAAATCACTTAGATATGCTCGTTGTGCTATGTTTATCGGATCTAATTTTGGGTTAGCTTTATTTCTTTTTACTAATTTTGCTAAATCTGTTAAAGCCTCAGCACTAGGATTAGTGTAAAAACTATCAAAAGCGTACTTAGCTAATTGATCATCATAAATCCAACCTTCTCTAGGTAAGGCTCCTTGTATAAACATTGTTTCATCGACATTTTTAAATTGTTTAGCAAACGCAGATTTATAAGTGTTTGCGTTCCATGCGAATACTTTGTTAGCTCTAATAAGACTTGTCTTAAGCAACTCCATTTGTTTCATTATGACAGGATCAGCCTCTCCTGCTTGTCCCATAATTACTTTCCATTGATTTGTATCATTAAAGCCTTGCTCTAACGCACCTTTAAAAAGATTAGCTTGTGTTGCTATGTCATCAGCTTGTTTAACATCAAACTTAGAAACATACTCACCCCATTTTTGATTAAACAATTTTTGTATAGATCTAAATTGATTAGCGTTTAGATATTCTGGTAATTGACCTAATGATAATAAAAAATTTTCAAATCCACTTAAATCTTCGAAACCACCTATTGTTCTTGCACCTAAGTTTGGATCAAACTCTAATGTTACTTGACCTCTTTTTAATTGTTCTACATAATCTTTAGCTAAAGCTGTTATTCTAAAAGTAGGAATATAACCCTCTCCACCTAACTGGTCATCTAATGATCTAGCTTTTATAAAAAAATCATCGTATAAAGCAGCATTTAATCTTGCAAATTGACTAAATTTTTGTTCTGCTGCATCAGTTAATAATGCACCTGCTTTCATAACAGTGTGCATAGGTGCTAATTCATTAAGTGTTTCTCTAACTCTTTTATCGCTGTACCATAAAATTTTTGATTTAGAGGCACGTATATCTGTACCAATAAGTGGGAAAACACCAATAACTCTGCCATACCATTTAGCCCAAGACCTATCTGTTACATTTGCTATGCCAAAAGGTATTTTTTGTTCAAGTGCTAACCTTGCTAATGCTTCCGCGTTTGTTCCTTTTTGCACACCATATGTCCAACGTGCTAAATTTTTTAACATTTTAAAAGCTGGATCTAATGCTGCAGCACCACCACTAAATATAATAGCATTTCTTGAGTGTATTAAATTTTCAACTTTTTCATCATATGATAACTCAGGATCAGGTAGGCCTTCTAATTGTCTATATAAATTATTTAGTCCGTCATATGCTACTGCGGCTGTGTAAGCACCAATACCTGCTGCAGCACCTACTTCACCTGCTGCTACTGGATATTTTTTTGGATTAAGTAGTCCTTGTAATAATTTTTTTCTATCTGCAAAATATAAAGGTAGTGTGCTTAAAAAATCACCTGCTATTGTAGCATTTTGTTTATTAAATTCAGGTAACAATCGCATAGTTGTGTTAGCTAAACCCATAAAACTATCACCAAAATAATCTAAGACCTCACCTACAGATGTATCAAATGTAATTATATCTTTGGCTACACCAAATAAACCTTTACCGTATCCAGTATTAGGATCTCCTTGTGTTGCTGGTAAATCTTCAGCAAAAGGTATACCTGATGTCGGTCTTTCTCCTCTACCTCTACCTGATAGAAAAGTTGTCCAAGCTCTTTTGTCAGCATCTAGTTTTTCGTTCCATTGCTTGTTTTTAAATCTAATTGGATCCTGTATCATTAATTTTTCTTCTGCAACTCTTTCGTTTAATTCAGCTAATGCTTGTAATTCTGCATTAGTTTCTGCATCTCTAGCGTAAGGGGGAACACCTTTGATATCATTAGCTTTTCTAAGTTGATTAGCTACTTTATTTAATAACTTTTTATCTGATATCCATTTCTCGTCACCAGGTGTAGATTTCAAAAAATTTTGAGCTTGTTCTGCTGTATCAAATTGTATTAAAATATCATTTAGTCCGAAGGTATCTATTAAAACTTGTTCTGGTATACCTGTTACTTCTTGTAAATTAGTGCCAGGATTGTTTTGCATAAAACTATAAACTGTCGGATCCATTACTTATCTACTCCTATTGCACCACCAGTTATAAATGCTAACCCTTTTTTTGTTACATCTTTTATTTCTGGTGGTATTACACTTGATACAACTTTTGCACCTTTTGATATTTTTTCAATTGTAGATTTTTCTGGTATTCGTCTGTATCCATATTCTGTTAATTCATAACCTTCAGTATTAACAGGCCCATACATTTCATCATAAGGATCGACAAGTATATAATCTACGCCTTGCACTTCATTACCACCAGGCACACTAGGAACATCGGATATGTATTTTTTATAAGGTAAATGATCTTTTAATGACTGTTTATCAGGTAATTCCACACTTGTAGTACCGTCTTTAGCAGTCACTACTTTAGGCACATTATTCATAATCATGCCCATTCTAAGTTGTTCTCTTTCTTCTAAATCGTTTGGTATGTTACCTAAGCTTAAAACTTCTTTACCTAACTCATATACTAAACCTACAAGTCCAGCGTAGCCACCAACTCTACCTATTTTACCCACAGTGCTAAGTCTGTTGAAAGGTTTTTTACCTCCATATTTGTCATAATAGTCTCCGGGATAATTTTTTTTCAACCATTGTTTGTACTCCTCTTGTACAGGCACTGTAAATTTAGATTTGTAATTAAACTCAACCATTATTGTTTTCTATCACCATCTAATATAAATTCTATTTCATCAGTTTCTGAATTGTATGCAGATATTGCACCACCTGTCATGCTTGATGTATCAACAGGTGTGTATCCACTAGGATAGGTACCTTTGTTAAACTCATATAAAACTTTTAAATCATTGTTTGCTAATCTTAACTCTTCTCTTACTGCTATCAAACCAGCTGTAACACTCTTAGAGTCCAATGTTCCTGTAATTTTTAAACTTTCATAAGCTCTTTTAATGTCATCTAAGTTTAATCGACCAGATGATTTTCTAGCTCTAGCAACAGCATACGCAATAGCTTGAATACGAACTCTGTTTTCAGCAATTTCAGGTTTAAAATCTCCCCATAATTCTTGTGAAAACTCATTATTATGTGTTAATACTTGATCTACGGGTACAAATACACCAGATCCTTCTGCTGTTTCAATCATTCCATCTTTATAAGAATTTTGAATGTTTTCATTAATACTAGTAACAATTGAAATACCTAAATCATCATTAGCAGCTATAACATCTGCTAACATACCTACAGCTCTTTGTTTAATATCTGTAATAACACCTGGTAAACCAACAATCGCTGGATCTTTACTTATATTTGATATAACTTTGTCAATACTTCTTATGTTTCTGTCATACATAAGAATGGTAGATAGCTGTTCATTCAATGCTTTTTTAGGTAAGATATCTTCTTTTGTTAAAGCTACATCTGCACCTAAACTTAAATCAGCTAAACCAGTTCCAATTGCCATCCATGATGCATCACCGTTTGCTTGTAAAACAACATCTCCATTTTTATCTAACGCTGGTATCTGTACGGACCCGTCTTTCATAATTTTTACAGGTAAGTTTGTATATTGTTGAGTTGATGGGTGTGTAAATCCACCCATTTTGTATGATCTAACTAAATCTTCGGCTGTTTGTTTTGGTACATATCTGTTTGTATCAAAAGGTTGGTCTTTTCTCATATACATAAGTTTATTGTTATTTTGTGTATCCATAACTTCAACGTAATTTATATCGTTGATTGGCACGTGAACATTAGTATCTAATTTATTTTTATCTATC